GGGTTGCGGTAGCGCAGCGCGGTCGGCACGATCGCGAGCGGCGATTGCAGCGTGATCGTGACGCCGCCGTCTGCCGACTCCCCATCCGTGACGAGCGCCTCGCCGTCCTCGGTGACGAGCGCGTCGTCTGTCTCGGTCAGGATCAAGGCGCCGGGGCCGAGCCCGTCGAGCGCGATGACGCGCGAGGCGCGGCCGCCGACCTTCATGACATCGGAGACCAGGGCGACCAAGTCGCCGCGCTGCGCGACCAGGTTCTCCACGTCCATCGAGACCGTGACGCGCTCGCGGCGCAGCTTCCCCTCGGCGATGTAGTAGCGCCCGAACATCCACGCCTGATCGCGGTTCGTGATCCCGACGAGGCGCAGTTCCTCGAAGAGCGTCGAGGTGGCGGCGTTGCGCCCGTCGTCGTAGACGGTGACTTCGTCCTCGAGCCAGGTGAGCTCGTCGAGGTACTTGACCTTGAGCCCGTGCGGCATGTCGATGTAGTTCATCCGCGCGGAGAGGCCGAACGAGTTGCGCGGCGTGATCGTCTGCACCGGCACTCGCCCGGCGAAGTCCATGATGATCGTGTGCTTCCCATCCCTCATGGACGGGGCGGCGCGGCCGCAGGCGGCGACCGTCTGCAGCGCTTCGTTGACGGTGGCGAACCAGCTCCATTGCAGCCCGCACTTGAACCCGCGATTCGCGCACTCGGTCGCCCAGGTCACGAAGTCCGCGATCTGGATGTCGGCGTCCGTGACCGGCCGATTGGTCGCGCTGCCCTTCAGGATGTCGAGGTAGATCCACGCCGGGTTGTTCGTCGGTTGATTGACCCATGCGTTGCCGACGCGCACCGGGAGGATCGAGGTGCAGAGCGCAGAGATCGTGTCCACGTTGCCCGTCAGTTGATCGCTCGCGAGAAACTGCGCGGCGAGGATCGTGTGCGGGGCGGTGTACGCGATCGGCGCAGCCCAGCGTATCGAGCGCAGCGCGGTCCACGAAACATTCGCCGCGTAGAGCGGATAGTCGCGCGGGTGCTCGTCGACGCGCGTGACCGTGATTGTCGGATTCGGCGTCGGCGAGTTGATGAATACCGAGAACTGAAACTGATTCTGATAGGCGTTGTAGCCATCCCCGCGCCAAGTCGGGTGGACGAAGAAGTAGCCGCTACTGAGCCCGGTGTACTCGACGATGATCGCGCCGGTGCTGGCCGAGGCGTAGTAGATGTCTGCGGGCGCGCCGTTCACGGTGACGGCGAAGATGACGTAGGGACCGTACTGCCCGCCGTCGGTCGTGCCGATAACGAACGCGGGGGAGGCGAATTCGAGCACGACCTGGTTGGAGTCCTGCGTCGGGACGCGCGTGCCGGTCTGCCCGATGAAGTCGAGCGTGATGCCTACAGGTTCGAGCGCGTTGTCGTTCGCGTAGAGCGGGATCGCCTGCCCTTTGATCCAGCTCGGGACGACCGAGTAGCTCGCGCCGGCATAGGTGCTGATCGGCGTGCCGCCGACGCGGACATCGCTCACCGCAAGCGGGCCGTAGCCGAAATCCCACAAGCCGTAGAGCCAGTTCGCGCTGCCGTAGTTCTGCGTGTACGGCACGGCGCAGACGTTCGGGTAGACGCGCACCGTCCCGTAGATGCGCGGGATGCAGCCATAGGGGTGCGCCTGGTTGCTCTGCCCGGTGAAGAATGGCGAGGGCACGGAGTCGGCGGCGGCCGGTCCTGCGACGCGCGGCGAGGGCGGGCGGAACAGTGCGCCGACGACGAGCGCGCCGACGAGCGTGATCCCGACGGCAACCGCCGCGTGCGCGAATGTGCCCGCGACGAGGCCCATCGCAGTAGCTGCGTACGGCGCGAAAATCGAGATCGCGATCATCGCGACTGCGCCGAGTACGGTCTTCGCGCTATCACCTCCTGGCAGCCAGTGGACGAGCTTGTGGCTCCCGGGCGCAGGCAGGTACTCGTCCCAGCGCGCGCGCTCTATCTCGACGCCGTCGACCACGAAGCGCGTGTAGTGGTCGAGCCGGATATCCCACTCGATGTCGTCGAGAATCTCGCCGATGGTGAGCCCGTCGGCGAGCTCGCGCTGCTCGTGCACGCGCCCGAGCGGCGTGCGAAGGACGGTGATCGTCTCAGACATAGCGCCGGAACGTCTCGATGCGATCGCGCCACATCATCGAGTCAAGGCGTTCGACGGCGGAGTCGCGTCCTTCGAGCGTATGGAGGAACCGGCCTTGGTCGAGCACGATGCCGCAGTGCATGAGCTGATGGCTCAGGATCACCACGTCGCCCGGCTCCGGCTCGGAGACTTCGCGCCATTCGGCAAGGTGCGTGCGGACGATCGCCGGCACGTCTTTGAGAAGCGCTACCGGATAGGCGGGGTACTCGCGCCCGAAGAGCTCGCGCGCGGCGCGCACGACGAGCTGCCAGCAGTCCATCTCGGTTTCGCCGTTGCCGCGGAACTTGTACGGAATGCCGACCAGGCGGCGCAGGGCCGCATCGTTCACGAGAACAGCCCCGGCGTGTTGAGCGGCGTGTACATCGCATCGCGGCTCGGGAACTTCTGCGAGAGCACGTCGTTGGGCTCGAGCTTGCCGGTGATGCGCTGCGCGTCCCACTCGACTTCGCGGAGAAAGAGCCCGGAGGCGGAGAACTCGACCGTGTTCGGCGTGTCGCTGACGACGAGCTCGAGCGTGACCACCGGCGACGCGGCGGCGGCGCGCAGCATGTCGACCAGCACGAGGTCGATGTTCGCGATCGTGATGCTTACGCTCACGACGCGGTCGAGCGATTCCTCGGGGAGCACCAGGTCGAAGGCGTAGGCCTGGAACAGATTGCCGCGGCTCGTGATGTCGGTCAGATTGTTTACCGCGCGAAAGAGCGTCGCCGTCGGGGTGTGCGTGATCGTGAGCAACCAGAGCAGCGCCGCGTCGCTCTGCTGCGCCTGCGCTGCGCGCAGCCCTCGCGGGGTGAGGTTGCGCGGCATCTAGAGGTCGACTCCGGGGAACTGCTCCCACTTCGCGGTCATCTGCACGGCGAGCGGCCCGGCGTTCGTGAAGCTCGGCGGCTCGACGAACCGGAACGGCTGCACCGCATCGGCATAGGGATCGCGGAACTCGTGCGCGCGCACGCCCATCGCGAGCTCGACGCGGTGATAGTCCTGGACGATCTGCTTCTGCGCGTTGGTGAGGGTCATCGTGATCTGGATCTGGCGCACGAAGCCGGTGTAGCGGCGCCGGACCTTCGGCGGGCCGCCGTCCTCCATCTCCGAGCGCACGGTCGCGGTCTTGTCCTGCTCCTGCCACGACTCGACGCAGTCGGGCAGGGTGCCGGGCCAGGGGACGGCTGCCATGTCAGGTTCTCCCGGTGCGCGCGAGGCCGTAGGTGCCCTGCATGACCTTGTCGAAACGCCCGCTCGCGAAGCCGTTTTCGATCGCGTTCTCCACCATGACGTTGATGGTTTGCCCGCCGGCGGCGTTGCGCTCCTCTTTCGCCGTGACCTTGGCGGAGGTATTGTTGATGATGTTCACGGTGACGCCGCCCCCCTTCACGCCGAGCTCGCCGCTTGAGGTGCGCCCGAGCGGCATGACCGCCTCAGGGCCAGCCTCGCCCATGACGCCCCATCCCCTCGCCATCGGGAACACGGTGGGCTTGCGCACGATGCCCCCGCGCGCGAAGGGCACGACGTTGCCCTGGTCGAACACGTTGCCCTGCGCGGAGGGCGCGGCGCCTGCGCCGCCGCCGAACCAATCGCCGACGCCCCCGCCGATGCCCTGCAGGCTGACGGCGATCTGCTTGACGAGCTTGTCGAACACGAGCATCTGTAGGGCCATCTGTGCGAGCTGGCGCGCGATGTCGGCGGCCATGTCGGCGAAGCTCGCCTTCGCGTCGGCCGCACCGGTCGCCCAATCGACGAAGATCCCGCTCACGCGCTGCGCGTAGCCGTCGACCTTGTCGGCGATTTCCTTGAGGAGTGCCTCGACATCGGTGAGGTTCTTGACCGTCTGCGACTCGGCGAGCGCCTGCTCCCGCTGGAACTGGATCTGCTGCTCGATCATGAGCACCCAGCCCTCGTTGATCTTCTTCTGCAGCTCGGCCTGCTCCTCCATTGTCTGGAGTTGGCTCTTGCCGTCGTTGAGCGCGAGCCCCTCCTCGCGGCGTAGCGCGATCTGCTGCTCGATCGACTTCACCCAGGAGGCGTTGAGCTCGTCTTGCGCTTTCTTGCGTGCCTTGAGGTCCTTGGTCGTGTTGGCGTAGGCGGCGGCGAGTTTCTTCTCCGCCTCGGCGTTGCGCTCGGCTGCCGCCGTCGCCTCGTTCACCGCCGGCACGCTGTTGAACAGCTCGCCGGTGAAGACCTTGACGCGGTTGACCGCCTCGCCCATGTCGAGGCTGGCCGACTTGATGATCTCGATCGCGCCGGCGAAGTCCAGGCGCAGGACCGCCTGCTGCGCGGCGAGGAACGCGCCGATCGCGTTGCCGATCCCGCCGATCGCCTCGACCACGCCGAAGGCGAGAACGGCGATGCCCTTGAGCACGTTCCCGATCACTTCGCCGGCCGCTTTCCAGCGCTCGGCCGAGCTCGGCACCTTGTTGAAGGCCTCGATGATCTGCGCGAGCGAGGGCAGCAGGCCCTCGACGAAGTTGCGCTTGAGCGCATCGCTCGCCGCCTGCATGCGCTTAAGGGCTTCCTCGAAACGCTGCTGGCGGCCGGTCGCTTCCTCGTCGAGCACGACGCCCAGGCGCTTGGCTTCCTCGGTGAGCTCGCGGATCCCCTCGGCGCCCTTGTTGAGCAGCGGCACCATCGCGAGGCCCGATTTGCCGAAGAGCTCGAGCATCGTTCGCGAGCGCAGCGCCGGGTCCTGTATCCCCTGCATCGCTTTGGCGACGTCCTCGAGCACCTGGGTCGTGCTCTTGCCGGTCGGGTCGATCCCGAGTGCCTCGAAGATCGAGCGCGCCTTGGAGCCCTTGTCCTGAAACTCGCTGATCGACTTCTGCAGTTCCTTGATGCCGATCGTGAACTCGCCCATCTCCACGTCGGCCATGTTCGCGGCGTGGGCGAGGGCGGAGAACTCGCCGACCGGCATCGACAGGCGCTCGGCCTGCTTCGCCAGTTCGTCGATCTTGTTGATCGCGCCGGTGATCTGCTGCACGAACGCGGCGACGGTGACGCCGGCGAGGAGGCCTTTGCCGAACTCGGCGGCCATGTCTTTGGCGCCCTTGAGGGCCTTCTCGACGCCGCCGGCGTGCGCCTGGATCTGGCGCAGCGCGTTCAACGAATCGGAGGCGAGCTTGACGTGCAGCTCGTAGATGCGCCGCACCGCTTCGTTCACAGTAGACCTCTGCCTTGTTGACGCACGCTAATCGCCGGGAGCTTGTCGACGCCGCGCAGGCCTCCGACCGGCACCCACGGATCGGACCATTGCAGCATCGGATAGCGCCGCTTCATTTGGCGCACGACGTATTGATGCAGGGACACCGGCACGCGGATCTTCTCGCCGGCACGCCCCTTGCCCCTGCGCGTGCGCATCGGCAGCGTCCCGCGCACGAGGTACATGAAGCGGTAGCGGCGCGCGTACTCGACGGCCGGGCCGACGATGCGCACCGCGGCGCGCGGGTTGCGCATGATCGCCGCCTCGGTGAGCCCGGCGGGCGTGCCGATCAACTGCCGGCCGATGACCACGCCGAAGCGCTCGCGCGCCACGATCGCGCGTTGCGAGCGCGACTGCCTGGAGGGATCGCCCACGCGCGCGAGGCGCATGAGGAGGTCCCAGGCCTCGGTGATCGCCCGGATCAGTACGGCCGGCTGAACGAAGAGCGCGCGCACCGATCGCTGCGCTGCGGTGATCGGCTTGTTGCCCGAGCCATCGACGATGAGGTTAGTCACCTTGTTGCCCAAGCGCGCCTGCTCCGCAATCTCCTGCGCGGCGATCGAACGCAGCACGAAAAGGTAGTCGGCCTCCGCGACCTCGATGACGTCTTTTTCTAGGGTGCGGGTTTGCTTGCTGGTGCGGATGGGAAGCCGGATGTCGGCCGCTTGGACCGCCATTGTTCAACCTCCGTCGCGGCGCTGCGCACGGCCTCCCATAGCCACTCGAATGCGACGCCGTACTCCGCGGCCCAGGCGCGAACGTCGCGCCACGCGGGGCGAATGCCAAGGTCGCAGATGCAGTCCCACGCGGCGAGCGGCGGGCCGTCGAGACTCGGCCGGCGCTCGAGCGCCGGCACGCGCTGCCCGGTCGCCGCGAGGCGTTCCAGGTCGACTGCATGCGGCCCCCATTCGAGCCACCAAATCAGTGCTTTCCCACGGCCGCGCCGTCCTGCGCGGCGGTGTCGGGCCCGTAGCGATGGCGGTCGGCGCCGGCGATGAGCACCTGATCCCAAATCTCCGGACATGCGCGTAGAAGGTCGAGCGCATTGTCCGGCGTGTATGGCAGCGGGTTCCCGTTGCGGTCATCGACGCCTTCCCATCCGGTGATGACGGCGAACGCATAGCCCTCCTGCATGACTTCGTTCATCGCCGCCGTGCTCACTTCCTTGTCCTCGCTCTCGAGCTCGGCCTGGCGCGCGGCGCGCAGCTCCGCCATGACGTATTGAAACTTCCGATTGCCGCTCCCGGCGTAGCGCAGGAAGATCGTCATCGAGCC